ATTATTATATCAATGCCGCTGAAATATGTTTTTTCATAGCCCGTTTTAAATCTGGCAAATATGGGAGGTTTTACGGGGCTATTGATCCTATGAAGATAACAAGTGCTATGCTTGAATATATATCGGAAAGGAGAAAAGGAATTGATCGGCATGAACGTGAACAATATCGTTTGCAGCGTCAAAAAGAAGTTGAAGAACGTGAAAACAATAGTATATCTTATGTCGAATACCTTGAACAAGAGAAAAAACTTGTGGAAAGCGGAGATAAGGATGCTATTGAAAGAGCTTCTATCCGTGTTGGAAATCCTTATATTGCTAAAATATAATCAAACAATGAGAATACTCCTAAACCTCCTCCTTCTCCTAGGAGTGAACATCTTATTTTACCTGTTAGTTTACGCAATAGCGGACTACTTGATGGATACAATTAATTAAATAATGAATGATAATGAATCAAAGTAAACTAACTCATGGCTCCCTGTTTAGTGGTATAGAAGGTTTCGGCTTGGGTGCAGCATTTGCCGGAATAAAAACACTTTGGAGTTGCGAGTATGAAGACTATCAAGCAAGTATAATCAAAAAGAATTTTGGAGAAGATCATGAAATCAACAGAGATATTAGAACGTATTCAAACCCGGCATTTGTTGACATCATTAGCGGTGGATTCCCTTGTCAAGACGTCAGTATTGCTGGAAAAGGTGTCGGAATTATCGGTGAAAGAAGCGGCTTATGGGCTGAAATGTTTCGAATTATACGGGAGATTAGACCTCGTTACGTCATCATTGAGAACAGCCCAATGCTCCTTATTCGGGGATTTGAACGAGTTTTATGCGACCTTTCCCAAATCGGGTATGATGCAGAATGGCAATGTTTATCAGGTACCGATTTTGGCGTACAACAGGGTCGGGAGCGATTATATTGTATTGCCTACACCTGTGAAATCAACAGCAAACGGAGCGTGTCGGAATCGGTATTTCGGAAGCCCTACCTATCGGGGCAATATACACGAGTATATCCGGGATGGCGAACAAGACAGTCAATACCCTCACCCCGCTTTGCTGGAAAGTCTAATGAACTTCCCGATAGGGTGGACAGAACGGAATGTATAGGGAATGCGGTACAGCCGATAGTTGCACATTATTTATTCGAGTGCATTCAAATTTTTGATAATCAATTAGAGTAAAACAAATCAGAAATGAGCCAATACAGTGAATATCATTACTCCTTTACCTCTACAGTCACCCATCTGGGAGACAAGCGGGGATATAGGGTTTAGGAAGTAAATAAAATACTAGAAGAACTTAAAAACGAAAAAGTATGGAAACAGAATCAAGTGCAATTAATCCGTATAACGGAAGTTCGGGCAGCAAGGTTGGATTTGCCCGAAGTGTGGAAGAGTATATTCACCGTTTACCCAAATGTGTTTGTATTGCAAACCCAATAATACAACTACAGTTTCTAATCTTGGCAACCTTTCTAATACGACCGTCAGTGAAGAAAAACTAAGAGAAAACCGTAAAATAGAGTAATATGAAACAGACATTAGAAGAAGCTGCAAAAGAAGAACTTATTCATAGTTATTCAAATAAGTATAGCGGTAATGGAACGTTTGAATATGGACAAGAAGCAATGTTAAATATGTTTCTAAAAGGTGCTGAATGGCATGCAAAGCAATCACCGTGGATAAGCGTTAAGGAGCGGTTGCCGGAAGAGGATGGGTATTACTTTGTTACTGACGGTGATGTCGTTGAGAAAGTTTATTTCTTTAAAAGATGGAATAAGTTTGTATCAACTAGGGATTATCCTCATCTATTTTACGATGAAGGCGTAATAAAAGCCTGGTTACCTATTCCGTCTTTCGATGATATACTCGAAGCCAACAGGGATATAATAGAACGGATTAAAGAGAAAGGAGATTGACTAATGAGATTTATATTAATTATACTTATGATAATCATGTTATTATCTTGTAAAGATGATATAGCTGGTCCTTTAAAAGGTGGAACGATTATTACTGTTAAAGGAGACACTATTAAGTTTTATGGAGGAACGTTGACTTATAGCGGATTTGGCACTAGAAGTATTAGGGATATTGCAATTAATGATTTAAAGGGGGAAGGAGATTGAACATGGAGGTAAAGAATGTAGGGCAGCTTAGAAAAATCATTGAAAATCTTTCCGATGATTACGAAATTGAGATGAGAGTTAGGCGCAAATTGTCGGATGATGAAGTAAGAGAGTTGCATAACAAATATGGTCGAATATATCCTTATCCATACGAAACCCAATATGTAGAACTTGAATTTGACGATATAGGTGTGTCTGATAAAGTGTTATGTTTGGGCGTAACTTATAAGATTAATTAGCATAGCGTTAAATAGAAAGGATGATAATATGTATGTAGCAAGAGATAAAGATGGGACATTATATGCGTTTTTTAACAAACCTGTAAAGAGTGATATATGGAATATGTGGCGATCATGTATCGACCCACGTGATTATTTCAAATTAGACGCTTCTTTATTTCCCGAAGTAAGCTGGGAAGATGAAGAGCCGACAGAAGTGGAATTGGTAAAGAAAGGAGAAAATAAATGAAGAAAGTAACAAATATCACTACTGTGTTTCGGTGTCTTAAACCGTATCGGAACTAGTATAATATCATGAGCAATGACGGCTTCTATGATATTAACGTTATCATTGTCGGCAAATTAGAGCTATTAAAGCTAATTATGGCTTTGATAAAATTATTGATTTTCAATAAAAGTACTATCATAAAAAGATACAGAAAGGAAGAATAACTATGAAATCAAAATTAGCGTTATCAGTCGAACAGATGAAACATTTGCAGGAGCTTGGATTAGATACGAGTGATGCAAGTATGCTATTTCAAAGAGGTTCTGCCACAAGACATGAATGGATACTTCATGTAATGGGGGATGCAGACGTATCATTACGAGAAAAAGAATTTACTTACACCTTGCAAGACATTCTCGATAAACTGCCACATTATTTAAACCCTGTGCCATTTGAACAGACTCTATTTGCATGGATGATTGAAAGAGATACTATAGCATATCGTAATGTTTATGAATGTATCAAACAGTTTTCTAATACCTGTTTAATTGATGCAGCCTATGAAATGCTTTGTTGGTGCATTGAAAACGGATATATTAAAGAACTTAAAAACAAATAACTAAATGGATATAATACCTATTATAACAAAAGATAATCTTTCTAAGGAACAGATAGAATATCTGCAAAAGCAGCAAACAGAATATAAATTGGTTAATAAGATTAAGAAGAATCCGGGACATATTTTATTTTCTTTTAATCGAAAAACAGGGGAAATCAAAAAGGCTTCTATTATACATAAAGTTTCGATTGGGCTGAATGGACTTCCTATAACAAAGTCGGAAACGGTTATAGAATCTGATTGTTATTACGATCAAGCCTTGAATGAAAAGAATTTTAGAAAAAGATTGAAGAGAATTGGATTGTTAAGTATTTAACCGAATTAAAAACAAATAACTATGGGATTTACAGCAGTAGCGTTTATACACAAAAATACACCGGAGCTTCGAAAGAAGTTGGAGGAGTTGGGATATAAATCTGTTTCATTAATTGAAGATAGACCTTGTTTATTTACATCATCATATATAAATGTCTATCATTCTATTTTCGCTGAATGGTTTGATGATGATAACCCTCATACAACGTATAATTGTGCAGATCGCATTGATTGCGGAACTAATGAATATCTTTTCCTTGCCATAGCCGCATTAAGGGATGATACAAATGAAAATCAATGGTTTACAAATGGGAAAGAATGGGCTTACCATCCTAGAACTAATTGTTGTGCTCCGTGTGTAACAATATATAAGACATTAATTTTTGACTATATACCCGAAGATACCAATATGGGAAATTATCACAAGGCTACCGTAGAAGAGCTAATCGAACACTTTAGAGGAAAGGAGGAATAGCCATGCCAACAAGTGAATCCCGTTTCCGTTATGAATGCCACGGAGAGATAAAAACCAATAAAGGCATTCTAGTGCAAACAAGCCTATTTGGCGTATAACAATATAGAAATGAAAGTATCACTTAAAAAAGCTTTTACCATATTAGATGGAAGGCTATCAACGAAAATGGATGATGTATATGAAATGCTGAATTTTATATTCTCCGAAAACCTTTATACACATCAAATTCCAACAGCTATGCGAAAGTTAAAAGAGTCGAACCCTGATTGGTTTTCAGATGGAGTAGAGGTAATTGAATCTATAAAGCAGAATTACAATACAAATGATTTTCAAGAACTCATGGAGATTATTGATAAAAAATATTATGCTTATGAGATTGAGTTGGGAAAAGTTGAAGCGTTAATAAACTTTTCAGACGGATTATTTCCTAAAGAATAAACACTCAAAATAAATTAATTATGAACCAAGAAGACCTACTGGCGGAATGTATGAAGGAAGCTGGTAGGTTACTGAAACAGTTACTTCAATAGTTTTGTATGCTACTATAAGTCCTATTAGGGCTTTATTCGGTATTTTTAGTTTGTGAAAGTATATACTATGGCAAAGTTTAATGAAGAGACAATTCAAAAGTGCGTTGACTGGATATGTGAAAACGGACTTATAGATTATGGTGGTGCAAAGCTTATTGACTTCTGTAATGTAATGGGAATCGGAAAGAGTACCTATTACCGGTGGATGGAAAATGAAACTTTCGGGACTGCTATAAAAAAGGCGAAAGAAGATTTCAAAAACGGGTTAGAACGTAATGTAGTTTCTTCCCTTGCAAGGTCTGCCATCGGGTATGAATACGAACAAGTTTCTTCCGAATATTATATGGAAGGCAAGAAAAAGAAGTTGAAAAAGGAAGTTAGAAAAAATGTCCGTGTTGAGCCTAATGTGGGAGCCGGAATATTCCTTCTCACAAACCTTGCTCCTGACAGGTGGAAGAACAAACAGAACACCGAGCATTCCGGAGAAGTTTCTACCGGATTGACCGTTGTAGTCAAGAATCAGGAAGAAGCGGATTTGATAAACAAGTTAAAGAAGTTTTGATGGATGTGACTTATGTATATCTTGAAAATCTTAAAGCATGGCTTTCCGGTTATAGACTTATTGCAAACAAAGGGGGGACTCGTTCGGGAAAGACGTATTCACTGGTATCGCTCTTTACCACCATAGCAACTGGTAATTCTAAAAAGCGTGTAATAGACATTGTTTCTGAAAGCCTTCCACATTTGAAGCGTGGTGCGATATATGATATTGATGATATTCTTTCAAATGAGGGATTAGTAGAAGGGTTGGATTATACCAAGAATGAAACGGATCATATATATACATTCAATACTGGAACAAAGATTCGATTCTTTTCTGCTGATGATTGGGGTAAAGTGAAAGGTTCAAGGCGTGATATTCTGTTTATTAACGAATGTAACCGGATTGGATATGAAATATATCGTCAGTTATCCGTTCGTACAACAGAATGTATTTTTATTGATTGGAATCCAGATGCGGAGTTCTGGTATGAGATGAAGGGGTTGCAAACGAGAGAGGGCACGATAGAAATTCATTCTACGTATAAAAATAACCCTTTTCTTTCAGAACAACAAATTGCTGAAATAGAATCAAATAAAGATGATGATAATTGGTGGAAGGTATATGGCTTGGGGTTGACAGGGCGTGCCGTTGGTATCATCTATTCTAGGTGGAAGCAAGTTGAAGAAGTACCGACCGGAGCGAGATTGATTGGTAGAGGATTGGATTTTGGCTTTACTAATGATCCTACATCCATTGTTGACGTGTATCTGAATGATGGTAAGTTATGGCTTGATGAACAGTGTTATGAAAAGGGGCTTACCAATGATAAGATAGCCAATAGGCTCCGGGATAAAACTTGTGACGTAGTTGCAGATTCTGCAGAACAGAAGTCTATACAAGAGATATTTAACTATGGGATTACACGTATTGAGCCTTCTTTAAAAGGTCCAGACTCAATTAGAACTGGTATTCAGATCTTACAGAGGTATGAAATGTGTGTAACAACAAGGAGTTTAAACCTTATTCGAGAGTTGAGAAATTACAAATGGAAAGAAAACAAAATGACTGGAGAAATTACGAATGAACCGATAGACAAGTTTAATCATGCGCTCGATGCGGTCCGTTATGTTGCATTAAATAAGTTAGCGGAAAAACCTATAATACGTAGGCCAAAAGCAAAATTAGGACAGATATGACAGTAAAAGAATTTTTGATAAAGAGCGATGTTTGTCGAGATCAGGAAGGATTGAGAAAGCAGATTGAGGAACTTCCGAAGCCGGAATTTATCGGGAATAAACGCACTCCTTCCGATTTGAATGATATAACCATGGGACAGCTGATAATGCTTCAGTCTATGGCAGATTCTAAAGATGTTGCGTTGATTCCTTGTAAGACGCTTCTTTGTATGGAAGAAAAGGAAATATTATCTGCAAAAGCGGAAACTATACTAGGATTTTCCATGTGGGTGATAACGGAGGTAGACCGGATAAATAAACTGTTTTCTTCCACAAGCGTAAAACCGACAAAGGAAGAAAAACAGGCCGGAGTTGAGAAGCTGTCATTTGGAATGTTTGGAATGATAGACCATTATGCATTAAGAATGGGGATTGCCAATCATGAAGATGTTGAAAAGGTGCCATGGGTTCGTATCTACAAATGTCTGGATATTGATTCTGAAAAAGCAAAGTTTCAGAGGAGATTACAGGATGTATATGCAAGAAATAATAAACTGTCAAAGTGATACGTTTTTTTAAAGAAAATGAAAATTGTTCACCGGACAAGTATAACAAAATGATATTATAATGACAACAGTAGAGCAAAAGATAAAAAGCGTAGTTGATAAGATGGAGGGCATAACCTACATCTTCGATAATTGGCGTACGGCTAATGTAAAGCTAGATAAGGTTCCCCTTCCGGCTGTGATTAATATTCTTCCGGTGTCCGGTAGTTTTAATTTGAGTAAGAACCAAATAAAAGACTTTCCAAACTGTCTTATTGCTTTCGTCGACAAGATAGACCTTGATTTCGATGGAACTGAAGCAGACCAAAAGGTGGAGCTCTGCAAGAGCTACGCAAAAGAGTTCATTCTTCGATTGAACGAAAGCGGATTGTTTGAATATGTGGATGGAGATATTTACTACTCTACTACATATGATCGGCTAGACGTGAATGTGGCTGTCGTTGCAATAGAACTAAAACTAAAAGAGAAGCAAGGTCTATTATTGTGCTACGGTAACGAAATAGGAGAAATGTTCAAAAAGATAAGGAGTAAGTTCGTTGGAAGCAAAAAGTGAAGCGTTAAGTATCTTAGAGTATGAATTGAACACCTTTAAGCAAAGGGTTATTGAGAATCATATCAGAGCCGGGCAAAAAGCGAGTGGAAGAACTATATCTAGTTTGCGAGTTGAAATAACATCGGATGGTGGGATTGTTTGGGGAAGAAAACCTTTTGCAACGCTAGAAACTGGGCGAAAGGGCGGTAAGGCACCAAGAGGATTTTATAAGATAATTTACGATTGGATAATTGATAAAGGATTAATATTCGAAAAGCCAAAATCTGTCGCTTATCTTATAGCAAGAAAGATAACGAGGGAGGGAAGTAAACTATATCGTGATGGCGGACGTGATGATATTTACTCAAAAGAAATTGAACGCACAATTCAGTCTGTCATGGAGAAAGTTTTCGGCATATTCGAAAGAGATATTAAACATATAAATTTAAATAGCAATGAGAACAGAGGAGTTTAATGGACATACGATAACATATCCGGATAAAACTTGTTTTGCTTTTAATCCGCAGATTATAACGATAGATAATTTAACGGGTTCTGTTATATTTTATGTTGGAGACTATTCAGATATGAGGGAACCTATATCTGGTAAGGTATCTATCGACATTTCAGAATATCTAAGAACACTACTTAGATTCGATTATGCAACTATACCTAATTCAAAAAACATTCATGTTCAAATTGATGTTGATGGTCCGACATTTGAATTTTATATAAATGTGATTTGGGGGGCTATGAATATAGGGGAAGTGTTTAATCCTTCAAGGACAGTTACTATGTTCAGAAACTTTCCTTCTACTATTTCCATTTATAGCAATGGGGAAATAAATGTAAGATATGATGCGGAAGAATACACCCCTGTTGAAGTTGAAAAATCTGGGTTATTACACAAAGATTTCTCCGAATTATTCGAGGATGCAAAAGAGTTCGGCATGATTAAGATGCTTAATACCCCAGAGGTTCCCAGCACATTTCAATATACTTTCGATCGGACGTTTAAACCTCTTCCTGATGATGCTGTGCTTATCAAGGTTCTATTCAATGATTGCACTAAGGGAATATATTTGCGTTGGCTGGATCGTCACGGATTCCTCCAGTATTGGCTTTTTCAGGAGGGGGATTTGACCGGACAGTCTTCCAATGAAGGAGAGCAATTAAACGTTGATTATAGCGATGTAAAATACGTTTACAATGGAATGAGCCGTTATCAAGGCAAAACATATCAAACGACACGAAAGGCTTGTGCTACACTTGTAGAACGAGAAACATTCAATATGTTATCTTCTATCCATTCTTCTCCTATTGTCGATATGTATATTGATGAAAACTGGATACCGGTTAATATTGTAGCTGGCTCATTCACAGATAATGGAGCAGACCTTCAAGACTTTGAAATTCAAATAACTATGCCGGAAACTATTACACAGATGCTATGACAAGAGACGAATTATATATTAATGGAGATAAGGTTGATATCGGAGATACTGATATTAGCCTGAACTATAAAAGTAATCTGCTCACTGATATTAGTAAGATTGTGAGCAATAACAGTTATACGATAAAACTTCCTAAAACGGCAAAGAATCTGGCTTTGATTGAGTGTTCACATCTTCCCAGCTCAATAAGCCGTTATCCTTACCTAAAGCATAAGGGGACGTTATTACGAAATGGCATTGAGATGATTAAAAATGCCAATGTAGTACTGCTAGCAACTGGCGAAACAATAGAGGTTGCTCTTACATGGGGAAACGTCACAAACTTTGCTGGCGTGGTAAACGATGGCAAGAAGCTAACGGATATTACTCACGGGACGGTAGAGGGCGTGGATTGGGTAGTATGGAGTAATAAGGGAAGCAATTCAGCACAATTTCCACTTATTGACTATGGGTTTAACTCCGATGATCCGAACGTGTGGTATCATCCGGTAGTTACTGTGAAATGGATTTTAGACAAGATTCAGGAGCAAAGCGGAGTGACATTTAATTTCCCTGCTGACAAACTTACTGTCATAAACAAAATGATTATTCCTCTTTTGACAAGGAATGATTCGCAAGCGATATATGATGCCTACCCAATGACTTTAAGAGTAACAGGGTATGATTCATCAATAATCAAATTTGAAGCTATAGGAGATAGTACCCAACAGTATGTTAGCACTAACGGGAGCCGGGATATTTACCCGAAATTTGATTCAACATTGAAACTGAAAGGAACAATAGAAGTTTCATACACTTATTCACAGGGAATTGATTATTTAAATACTCCTTTTCAAATTACAGTTTATAGTACACCGACCAAACAGGAAGAAATAATAAATATATATAAACCGGCTGCATATATAGAACCGCCATATATTCGGCTAGTTTATAGCTTTGATACTTCTGCTACAGTCTATAAAGATGGATATTTTATAATATCAAGTGGAAACGGACAACAGCCGATAAATAGTGTATCAGGGAGTTTGTCGGTAACTATAACGGAACGGGAAGAAGATGTTGTATTAGGTGAGAAATTCCCCTTAGTTCCCAATCTTCCGGACATCAAGCAAATAGACTTTATTAAAGCCGTTGCCTCAATGGTCGGTCTGTTTGCTTTACCGGATGGCGAAAACGGGATCAAGTTTATTCCCTTTGATAATCTGTCTGCAAACAAATCTAAAGCTGTAGACTGGACGAATCGTGTGATAATGGCTTATAATAGCGTAACGCCAAGAAACTTACAGTACACTCTTGATAACATTGCTCAAAACAATTGGTTCCGGTATAAAGAAGATGATAATGTCATGGGAAATTATGACGGAAATATCCAGGTTGATGATGCCACTATAGAGTACGAACGTGATGCCATCACTTTGCCTTTCTCCGCCTGCAGTACAAAAGGAGGCGTTGCTTATATTCCTCTGTATTCTTATAACGAGGAAGGAGAGCTGGAATATAATAAAACAAATCCCCGGATATTATTGCTTGATGGCACGAAGGGAATATTCAAGGGGCTAGAATGGACTACCTTAATTGCAAATAACTATCAGACGTACAAAGGACTAATCAATAATGCAAAGGTAGTGACCGAGTATATCCGTCTTAACAGTATCGAGTTGCGAGACTTAGAGATGGATATACCGGTTTATTTGGCTCAATATGGTTGTTATCTGGCTATCATAGAGATAACGACTAGAGAAAACAATATATGTGAGTGTAAACTTTTAAAATTGTAATAACTATGGCAGAAAATGCGGTAGAAAAAGTATTAGAGATAAAAGTTCGATATGACGATGCGATCCGAAAGATTGCAGAATATCGGAAACAACTTGATGTCTTAAAGCAGGTTGAGAAAACATTAAAGGAAGACGTAGAAAAAGGGAGAATCAGTCGTGATGCTTACAATATCAAACTAACTGAAACCAAGATTGCATCACAAGAATACACCGAGGCTATCCGTGTCCTCAATAAAGAGATACAGAATAACCGAAAGATTGAGCAGGAACAAGAAGGAAGCCTGAAGCAACTTCGTGCTCAACTATCTAACCTCACAGCCGAGTACGATAGTCTTTCAGAAGCGGAAAGAAATGCCGCCAAAGGTCAAGAATTAAAGAATAGTATAAATAATATTACAGATTCTTTAAAAGGAGCTGAAGAAGAAACACAAAGATTTTATAGAAGTGTTGGAAGCTATGAGGATGCGATCAAAAATGCAGTATCTTCCAATGTACCATTTATTGGACAACTAATGCAAATGCAAGAAGGAGCCGGAGGGTTGAAAGGTGCATTTAATGCTGGAACAGTAGCTGTTAAAGCCTTTTCTAAGCAGTTGCTTGTTCTGTTGGCTAATCCTATTGTAGCAATCTTATCTGCTATAGCTTTGGCTGTTATGGCGGTCGCAAAGGCAATTAATTCAAGCGAGGAAGCATCTAATAGATGGAATATTATCATCGCTCCGTTAAAAAGGGCTTTGGATGGGCTTTTGAGTGTTATTCAGTTTGTTGCAGGAGCAATCTTGTCTGTTGTAGAAGCAGGTGCAAAGCTGAATGATTGGATTTATACCCAACTTGAAAAATTGCCGGTATTGGGGAAATTGTATAAACAGTATAATGATGCGAATAGAGAGGCTATAGAGTTAGCTAAAGAAGAAATTGCCATAAGGCAACAGTCCAGAAAGGATGAAGTACAGAACGCTAAAGACCAATTAGAAGTTGCCAAGTTGAGACAACAGGCGAAGGATAAGGAAAAGTTCACAGCAGAGGAGCGATTAAAATTTGTGGAACAGGCTAATAAATTGGAAGAAGAACAATCGAAAAGAAATGTTGAACTGGCGACAAGAGAATATGAATTATTGAAGAAGCGTTCTGAATGGGCTGAAAACGATGCCGAAACAAATGACAAGTTAGCTAAGCTGGAAGCTGCCAAATTTAATGCAGAGAAAGAGTATTACTCTAAAACAATGGAATTATTGGAGCAGACCAATACTATAAAATCAGAAATTGCAGCAGAAGATAAAGCTAGGGCTGAAGAAGCCAAAAAGCAAGCAGAAGAATACACTCGTATTGTAAAGGAGAGAAAAGACAAAGAAACTGAAGCTATCCGGCAGGCAGAAGATGCTATGTTGACTTTGGTCAAAGATGGAGCAGATAAGCAACGCCAGCAAATAAATCTCTCATATTCCCGTGAGATTGAAGATTTAAAGAAGAAACTTAAAGAGGAGCAGAATCTTACAGCTAAAGCTAGAGACGCAATACTTGCTACAATTAAGGCTAAAGAGAAAGAACGTGAAATAGAATTGCAGAAGTTATCAGATGAACAGATAACAAAGGAGATTGAGAACCGCCAAAAACTTATCTCTTTACAATTAGAATCTGTAAAAGCCGGAAGCGAGCAGGAATATCAATTAAAAATGAATCAACTCCTGGCACAGCAAGAGTTGGAGCTTTCTAATACCGAACTTACCGAGCAGATGAAGATTGCCATACGTGCAAAGTATGACAAGCAGTTGGAAGAGTTGGTTAATACCCGAAACGCCAATATTGCTAAACAGGAACAGGATGCAATAAAGCTTCGCTTTGAAGCGGAGATAGCTGCACTGCATGGAAATGAAGAAGAAATTCTCCGTGTTAAAGTTGAGCAAAGGAAAGCCGAATTAGATGCCATTCAACAAATGGAAGGTGAAAGTATAGAGGCATTTAATCTGCGTAAATTAGAGGCTGAAAATGCATACATTGATGCAAAGCAAGAATTAACAGATAAAGAGATTGCTATAGAACAGGCTAAATATGATGCAGTCGCTCAAATTACCGGAGGACTTATATCTCTGACTGAACAATTAGGAGAAAGTAATGAAGGGCTGGCTAAATTCTCTAAGATATTGGCTTTGGGTGAAATAGCAGTAAACACAGGAAAGGCTATTGCTGCAGGTGTTGCACAGGCGCAATCAGTGCCTTTCCCTAGTAATATTGCAGCTATTGCAACAACTGTCGCTACTATCCTTGCCAATATTGCAACCGCTATTAAAACTGTGAAATCCGCCAAGTTTGCAACCGGAGGTTTAGTTACCGGACCGGGAACTGGAACGAGTGATAGCATACCGGCACAACTAAGTAACGGAGAATCGGTAATGACAGCGAGAGCTACAGAATTATTTGCTCCGATCCTTTCCTCATTTAACCAAATGGGTGGAGGAGTACCAATAAACATCACTGCATCAAGTAACCAGACCATGGGAGAGGATATGCTTGCTAGGGCAGTTGCAAAAGGAGTCCAGATGATGCCTAATCCGGTGGTTTCTGTTACCGAGATAAACACAGTTGGAAAACGGGTTGAAGTACTTGAAAATTTAGGGAGCTTATGACAGCATACGAACTATTATCAATGAATGCATTGGCTTTAAAAGTGATGTGTGATAAATCCTTGAATGTTTCCGATATTAAATATCTGGATTTGTACAAGGAGTACACTATGATGATTAAAGAAGGGCATAAAAAGACTTACATAATGCAATATCTTTCCGATCAATATAGTATTTCGGAAAGGATGGTTTATAACGTTATTGAGAAACTTTCCTCTAACGTTGATTTATAGTTTAAGGGTGGGCGTTTGCTCACCTTATTTTTTTTACTGAAACGATTACTTCAGTGCAATTTTAGCCCTACATTCTTATAGCCGTATCTGGTTTAGTAACTTTGTTACAAACAATTACAGATATATGGCTAAATTATACATCAACAAAGACATTGCTGCTGATGCTGATAAAGTAAAATATTGGCTAACAGGTAACGATTCAATTTCTTTTCCTGATATACAGGGCTTTATAGACTGGATTCCCAACGACGATAATAGAATAGATATTGAGCTTCATTCTTGCGGTGGAGACTGTACAGAAGCTTATGCTATTTATGACGCTTTGCGTGCTTCTGGAAAGGAAATATCATGTAAGGTTGTAGGAAATGCTGCATCTATGGCTACAGTAATTTTACTTGCTGCACCACTTGAACGGAGAAGCGCATATCAACATGCCGAGTTGTTGATTCATTCTCCTTATTATCCGTCCGGTGCAAGAGTTGGGGATATAACCTTGGCTAAATTGGAGGAATTGAAGAGCGATCTGGAAGCAGAAAAAGAAAAGATTCTTAATCTCTATGTAGATCGCACAGGACAATCAAGAGAAGTATTAGAGGCGCAGATGGCAACAGATAGCTGGTTCGATGCAGAGAAAGCTATTGAGTTGGGATTTGTATCTTCTATTGTTCCGGCTGCTTCTGCATCTGCATCCAAACCAAAGCTTAATAGTAATCTTAATATTGAAAGTATGGCAAAAGAAGAAAAGAAAGTGACAGTTGCACAGGCATTTCACATGCTTGGTGTTGCTTTGGGAGTAGTAAAGGAAACTCCTGAAGCTGTCGGAATGGTAATTACTACATCAACCGGTGATGAGTTGACTGTAGAACGTGAAGAGGGAGAAATTCAAGTTGGTGATCCTGCTTCTCCTGACGGTGAATTTGTATTAGAAGACGGGCGCACGGTTATCGTGGTTGATGGAGTTATTACGGAGATTAAGGATCCTTCTTCCAACGAAGAAGATACACAAGCCTTGAAGGACCGTATCGCAGAACTAGAAGCAGAGAACGCTTCTCTGAAATCAAGCGCAAAGAGTGAAACAGATGCTCGTATCATTGCAGCTGTAGAAAAAGCAGGCGGAGAAGCTTGGTTAAAAAAGGCTACTGGCTCTTATGTTCCTGCAGGCCGGTCATATACTCCACAGGCAAAGAAAGGTGAAGAAACAAAACCGGTAAGCTTGGTTGAGCGGAAGTTGGAAGAAGCGATAGAGAAAAACAAAAAAAGATACTCAAAAAAGGTGTAAGGTATGAATATTTTAGATTCAGTAAAAAACTTGACGAAGGATAATGGAGCGGTAAAGAGCTTGCGTGATCTATTAGTGTTGACAAACTTTGTTGATGAATCCTTGGAGCAGTTCTTTACGTTTGTTCAAAATGTACAGAACGGGCAAAAACTTGGATGGACTGGAGAAATGGAAGATGTAGGCTGGGCTGGTGCTCCCTGTAATCCTACTTATAAAGATGTTACTGTACAGGCAGCGGAAAAGACATGGGATATTGGACAATGGTCAGTTCCTTTGAAATGGTGTTATGAAGATTTTATGAACACTATTGCTGAATATGCGCTAAAGACCGGTACAGATATTGGTGATTTGACAAGCACGGAAATAATGGACGTTATCATTTATCCGGCTCTTGATCTTGCAATTAAGCGCATGTTTTGGCGTTTTATTTGGTTTGGCGATAAAGAAGCTCAAAACGTGTCAACAGGACAAATTACAGATGGCATAGATGTTGAACTATTCAAACCGTGCAATGGTTTCTGGAAACAATTATTTGCCATCGGTGCGGCCAATACTGGTCAAAGAGTGAATATTGAAGCCAACAGTGAAGCTTCTACTGCTGCGCAGTTGAGCGGGATTAAAACGGCCAATGTTGCAATCGGAATCTTTGACTCATTGCTTGAAAACTCTGATCCTCGTATTGCTGCTATGGATGGTGCCGCCATTTATTGTACTAAGTCTTTGGGGGATGCTCTTACCAAAGACTTGAAACGTGAATACAAAGAGATTCTGACTTGGGAACAAATCTTTAAAGGTTTGGACGTTACAGAGTATAATGGAGTTATGGTATATAGAGTTTCCATTTGGGACCGCTTTATTCAAAAGTACCAAAACAATGGGACTAAATTAAATCTTCCCCATCGTGCTGTATACGGTTCTCCGAAACAACTGTTTGTTGGTTCTCCTGCAAATCAAATTATTTCTGATTTGGAAGTTTGGTTCAATCAGGACGAAAGAGTAACCAAGGCTTATTCAGCTGGACGTCTTGGCTGTCTTATTGGAGAAGACAATTTGTTCCAACTTGCTTATTAAGAAAGGAGATATTTATGGCAGGAGTTTGTGACAATTTAATCAAAAAGGACATCGCACCATCGTGCGATGATCCTATTGTTCCGGGAATAGAACAGGAAGGCGTTATTGCTAATCGGGCTGATGTTGACTTTTCCGCAACAACTTTCAATTCAACTCGAAAGAATGTAATTGAAACGTTGGCGATGAAATCCGGAAAAAAAGCATATAAAGTTGTTGTTTATGGCGGTACTCCTTTTACAGGAACAAATGTAGCATTGGCAACAGGGACATATCGTAATACATTTACGAACACCGTTAATATGGTCGTTTTGGCTAATGATCCTGACGTATGTGGGGATATTATTGACGGATTAGCAAATGGGGAGTTTGTCGTTGTTTTGGAAAATAAATCTAAAGGCATGCAAAAGGAAACTAATCCGGGAGATTCTGCATTCCAAGTATATGGCTATTATCAAGGCCTAAAAGCTGCAGAAATTAGCAGTGATAAATACTCGGAAGATACAGATGGTGGTTGGTCTGTCAGTCTTACCGAGACAAAAGTTCCTAAATCCGCTTTGTTCCTGTATAAAACAAGTTATGAAACAACTAAAGCGGCTGTAGATGCCCTTACATCTGCTGTAGGAGGGTAAATCATGGAATTATTAAAAGTGGTTGATAAGTTGGAAGAGTTGAGAGAACGTGAAGTTCTCTCTTCTTCCGACAAACTTGACATTGAATTGATGTACAGAGACGTTTTCGGAAGGAATTTCGTTAAAACATCTTGTAATGAATGTTACCATGATGCTGTGATTGAAATGTATATACATCTAAAAAAAACAGGTAAAATGAAAGAAAAATCAAATTACATATTGAAAAATGGTGTTGTCCTACAGAAAGAGTTTGGAAGTGGGGAAATGTATACCAATGAGAACATTACCGATGAAGTTGCAGAAAATTATTTGTCGGATAATCCAAAAGGTATCATGTTTTTTGCAGGTTATCCTGCAGACTGGGAGAATAAAGTAAGAAAACGGGTACTGAAACGAGAATCTATTAGCGATGAACTTATAGCAATTATTGTTGAAGCATTTGATAGTGGAGTTTCAGAAGAATCATTGATGGCCGAACTTGCAAATTATGAGCTTGGTGGACGAAAAATCACCGAAAAACAATTGAACAATCATCTTTCAAAGGCGAAAGACATAATTGCAAAAAGAAAAGACGCTGAAAAGCTGGATAAACAGCAGGAAAAGAAAGAGGAGAATATTGAAAAGTCAGAGAAAACAGAAGAAAAATAATCCATTATGAGGGTAAAGGACCTTAAAAAGAAAAGCAGTAACCGAGTAGATGTATCTTACTTGCGTCAGTTTGGAATACAAGGGTTTGGAGATGACAACCTTTACCCTCAAACTCTCCGCAATATCATTGCTGCAAGCTCTACCGGAAGCGAATGTGCAGAGCGATATGCCAATTTTATCGAAGGTAACGGATTTAAAGACATTCGTTTTTCTGAATATGTCGTAAATAGAAAAGGAGATACCGTAGATGATATTCACGCTCTTGTATGCCCTGACGTAGGAGATTTTGACGGAATGTCATTACATGTTAATTATAACATATTTGGAGAAATATGTGAATTGAATTATGTCCCTTTTGAAAATTGCAGGCTTTTGGAAGAAGATTCTAACGGGTATGTTGCAAAGATAGCAGTTCATCCGGATTGGAGCGGCAAAAAGACACGTGCCGGTAAACCTCTTCAAGTAAAAAAAGAAAATATTGATTTTATAGATGTGTTCAATCCTCGAAAAGAGGTGGTTTTAGCTCAAATAGAAGCTGCTGGCGGCATTGAGTATTATAAAGGACAGATTCTATGGTTGTCCGGAGGCGGAAAAAATGTTTATCCTCGTTCACGTGCCGATAGAGTTGTAACAGAAATGAGTACCGATGAAGGATTGGCTAACGTAAAATTCAGGAATGTTCGTTGCAATTTCTTTGCGTCTGGTATGATTATCACAAAAAAAGGGACTTCTGCTATCAAATTGGATGATAATGGTAATCCTATAGAAGATGAAAATGAAGATACAGGATTTTCCGACACAATCATTCAGTTACAGGGAGATACTAATGCCGGAAAGCTGCTCGAAGTGACCTTAAATAGCGATGAAGAAAAACCGGAGTTTGTCGATCTGTCATCGAAGAATTACGATAAAGAGTTTTCCGTTACGGATGCAAGTGTAGTAGAAAGAATATATTCAGCGTATGGTCAGGAACCTTGGTACTGCATCCGTATCGGTAAAGTAGGTTTTTCTGGTGATATTTTGGAAGATGCTTTTGAATATTATAACTCCATCGTATCAAAACAACAACGCATGATTGAGCGTGCTTTTCAAAAGATTTTTGACGGTTGGTATGAAGTGGCTAATCTTTCAAATGATTACAGTGTTGAACCTCTTAAATATGTGAGAAATGCAACAGTATCTAATAACAACGGAGGAGGTATCTAAACTTTCCCGTGATATGTCTATTCACTTAGATGATTCTAAAATAGAGACATACATTCGTGAATCTGAAAATATTGACATCAAGAGTGCATTAGGAGATGCATTGTTTCTTGAATTAAAGGAACATCCTGAAAAATACGATATCCTTCTTAATGGCGGGGAATATGATAGCGAGTGCGGTATCAAGCGGTCTTTTATAGGCCTTAAAACTGCGTTAGCTTATTATACCTATGCTCGTATTGTAAAAAATGGAGATGGAAATGTCAGTCGTTTTGGATTCGTAAATAAAGAATCCGAATATTCATCCCGTCCAGACATAAAAGAGAAAGTGATGGCTTACAATGACACATTCAGTATTGCAGACAGATATTTAAAAGAGTGTGTACAGTATTTGAATGATTGTAAAAATGATTTTCCTTTGTATAAGGGTGGAGGGAAATTAAAGGCAAATAGAACGGTGTTTCGCATAATTGGAGAATGATATGGAAGCAGAAGGATTATTAGATAGGGCAAAGCAAATCAGAGACGAAATTAAAGATGGAGCTAATACAGCCGAACGTGTTGGTGGTCTGATGGTTGATATGATAGTTTATTTCCAAAAAGACAAGGGAGAATATGTCGTTATTTCTCCAAGCAATATTCAATCAACATATGAACCTTCATCACATATTATTAATATTAAATCTAATACAAGATGGTTTTTTAATATTATAGAAGGGGAGGAATTTGTAAGCTCGGATGATAATACGCAGGGAGTAGGCAATGAATCTATTACATTTAATGTAGCAGAAAATACAACAAAAGAACAAAGAATAGCTAAAGTCCGATTTTTTACAGAAACAGAAGTGGAGGCTAATTTGGTGATAAATCAAGAAGGGATAGCAACTCCTTCCGTCTCCATCGACCAAGACACCCTGTCCGTCATCCGTCAAGGTGGAAACTACACTATCCACGTATCCTCCAATACAGACTGGCAAATTGATTATCATCCAAGCTGGGTTACTTTGTCCCAAGAAAACGGAGGAGCCGGAGAATTTGATATAACGGTAACAGTCTCCCCGAATACCGCAAGTACAGCCAGAGAGGATGATATAGGTTTCGTAACAATGGTAGAAGGCGGAGAAGGAGCTAACTGTGTTGTCACCCAGACAGCCGAAGGTAATTATCTCTATGCGGATACAAATGTAGTAGCGTTAGCCCAAGAAGGTACGTCTGTATCTATTGGTTTTAATTCAAATTTAGACGTAACCGACTTGGAGTGGGGTTCCGTAGAGGGAAGTGAATGGGCTTCCATTTCTGTAGATGATAACGACTGGGTATTGAACATATCAGCACAATCCAATGCAGGAGGCAGTACCAGAACAGGTAAGGTGTTCGTTCAGACTTCCGATGGTGGGATTCGTGTGGAAATAACCATCAACCAGGCAGGAGTTGCCGTTGGCACATACGTAAAAACGGAGCCTTACTATTACAACGATCACGGAGGAACTGATGTGATGTACTATCAAATAGATACGGATTGCTCCGACCTTGTGGTAGTATACGCAGATTTGCCGGATTGGTTAAATGAGATTACGTATGATAATACGACTAAGGAGCTTCAAGTGCATTATATCGGAGGTATCTCTGGTGATCCTCAATTCTTGGAATGTACTTTGACTAGTGAATCCGATTCTTCAATAAGTGCGTCATTCTATATCGGATGTAACAACGAAACGGGAGATCAATTTGCTTGTCTTCTTCCTTCCCTAGATGTTCATTTTGATGTTTTGGCATGGGGAGGCAGTTATCAGGTACAAGAATGGTATTTGTTTACCAATGGAATAGATTCGTATACATTAACAGCTCCAGAATGGGCTACTTTAAGGGATTTTGAATCACCGAACCCGGCAGAGGGAGGACGTAAGGTACTTTTGATGCTGAAGGCAAATTCAGGCGAAACAGGCCGTACCGGGGATTTGATTATACAGTTTGAAGGATTGACTGTCGGAACATTGTTTTTATCACAAGTTTCTGCCGGTGATAATTACATTCAGGCTAGTACATGGCTAGCTTTCACATATGACAGCTCTGACCAGGTAGAAGGAGTATTGCTGACTTCTCCTCTTACCGATCTGGAGGCAACAGTTGATGATGATTGGCTCAATATCACAGATTTTGGTAACGTAGGTGACGTTAATTGGAGTCTGGATTATGGAATACAGCCGAACACCACCGGCAAGATGCGTGAAACCTATATACGGATAAAGAGCCCATCAGCCGGCATAGAATTGCCGATTTATATAAGACAAGATGCATAAGTATAACACTTAAAAATGAATAATATGAAAAAGGTATTTTACGAGAGCTGGATTGCGAAACATCTGCTGTTTCCCGGCTATTCTACAATTACGCTGTTCGCATGGGTATTTACTAAATGGACTGAAGCATTGGCCCGCCAGTCTACTATTAACCACGAATGCGTCCACGCCCGGCAATGGACAGAACTAACGATCGCTTCCGGCCTTATTATTTGGGCGGGAATGCTGGCCTTTGGATTCTCCGCATGGTGGTTGCTCCTTTCTTCTGTTATCTTTTACCTATGGTACGTTGTAGAGTGGTGTATTCGTGTGATAGTCGGATGCTTTTCTTCCCATGATGCCTACCGGATGGTATCATTCGAAAGAGAAGCCCGGTTGGCAGAAACGGATAGCAACTATCTGGAGAACAGTAGATATTTCGCATGGATAAAATTCTTGTAGTATGAAAAAGAATACAAAAGAAGATATACAGGTATGGACCGCAGTGGGAATGTTGTTTGCAGGTGTCGGATTATCCGTTGCAGGCTTTGTTGTAGAACCGTTAGGGCAGATTCATGACAGTGTATTGTGGTTTTTTGCTCAATGTCTGATATATGCTGGTAGTATATTTGGGATTGGGATTTATGTTAATGGAAAGTTTAATAGTTTGGTTGATAGACTTAACAACAATAATAAAGAAGTAAAGGGTGATGAATTACATAAATAAAATCAGCTCATTAACCAGCAAGCTTCTTTCCAAGAGCGGCATAGACGGTATGGCTCACATTATAGTGTGCCAGAACTTGGTAATGTGGCTATCGAAATATATGCCGTTATGGCCAGCAATCATTATAACCATAGCAATCTTCATCTTGAAGGAGATATACGATAAGTATTGTAAGAAAACAGAGTTTTCAATTAAGGATATCATCTGTGATTGTACAGGTATGGCATTGGGAGTATTAACATTAATCTTATAAATTAAAATGAAAACATTAGATGAAAAGTCTGCCGAATATGCAGCAAGTGTAGTATCGTGTAATAAAGAAGCAAAAGAGTGTGAGGGGCTTATCCAAACAGCTTATATTCTTGGAGCGATGGAATGTGAATTGCTTGGAGAAGAAACAGGAACCTTCGGGCAAGCACTTGAATCCCTCAAACGGGGGCATCTTGTTGCTCGTAAAGGATGGAACGGTAAGGGGATGTTTATATTCATGCGCCCGGAAGATAGTTTGTCTGCTGATATGATTGTAAATCAGGTTAAATCACTTCCTGAATCATTTAAAAAGTGGGTTGCCAATAATCATGGAGATTTGGCGAATGATAAAATCAAGTTTACTGCATACTTGTGTATGAAAGCTGCTGATGGAACAGTTGTTAATGGTTGGCTTGCGTCCCAAACTGATATGCTTGCAAATGATTGGGTTATCGTTGAGTAATTTTGACATTATATATGAAAAAAGAAGATATAGACTCAATCATCATTCATTGCTCGGCCACACGTGCCGGACAGGACTTGCGAGCAAAGGATATTGACCGGATGCACCGGGCACGTGGCTTTAATCAAATTGGTTATAACTACGTGATCGGCTTGGACGGCATGATTGAAGAAGGCAGACCGCTCACTGTTGACGGGGCGCATTGTAACACAAAAGGCTTTTCCGGTAAATCATATAATAAGCATTCGATCGGTATATGCTATGTTGGTGGATTGGACGCAAACGGTAAACCGGCAGATACCCGCACTCCGGCTCAAAGGGCTAGTTTACGCCAACTGATTGAGAAGCTTTGCAAAGAGTATCCTATCATCGAACTTCTCGGACATCGTGATACTTCACCCGATCTGGACGGTAGCGGAGAAGTAGAATCGGCTGAATACATCAAGGCATGTCCTTGTTTTGATGTACGGGCAGAGTATCCCAATTTCTTACGCAATACAGTAATAACAGCAAAAAAATAGGAGGAACAATCATGAAATCAACAAATATTACATTTAGTAAGATAGATGAAAAGCGTTATCTAAGCGATCCCATACAAGTAAATTCAGAAACTATTGGGCTTCAGCTAGAGCTTGTAAAGTCAGGGAAACTGGCTGTATACATAAGCTATGATGGAGAAAAATACTCCGTTGTAGAAACTAGAAACTTCACTACGATGAATTTCGCCCGTCCCGTTGTAGGTCTTATACCCGGACAATACATCAAGATTGAATGTGAAACGGAGCCGGTAAAGGCTCAATACTTTGAATCCGAGGAATAATGGGAGCAATAGGATTAAATCCGATTAGGCTTGACCGGATAGGGCTTGACCCTATTCGTATCAATGCTATCAGGCTGGGAGTGCCGGGAGCAGCTTCCGGTTCCGGACGTCCGTACATCGACCCGGAGGTCTTAGCTTCCTTGAAAGCGGTCTGCATCTGCTACGGCAAGAGCAACGACGATCCGGACAGGGCTATTGTCAAGAACTTGGTAGACCCCGACAACCCGTTCATCATTAGCAACGCAGCGTACAAGCTGAACAGTGGGTATGGGTTGTATGCTACCGACTTCACAAGTTGGGTTTCTGAAACTGGTACAAAATTAACAAGTGACAAAATAACCAATTCTAATCCGACTAAAAATTGGATAGCATATAAGACCGCAGGAACAGAATTTCAGGAGATGAATGTTAACATATCGGGAATACCTGATAATGGGGTTCTTTTTTTTCAAAGAACAGCTGCGGATGGTAATCCAATTAGAATGTTTAATGGGAACAATAATATTCCTGCTTTTACATCAACTGGAATATCCGGATTCTTTATTAATAACCTAACGGGATTAGATTGGTCTAAATTAACCATCGAGCAAATCCCTTCTTATCAAGGCGCATTCGTCACTGACGGAGTTGACGACTTGATTACTTCCACCAAGACCGTACAGGAGATGGGTATTACTGACGAGATTACAGTCGTTAGTATGATTGGACAGTTAAGTACTTCTAATGTTAATAATTACACTAATACTATCAGAAATCAGCTAGGTACTACTGGAAGTTACAATAAAATAGCTGTATCTGCAATTGATAAGACTGGAATTTATGGATATAGCTTTGATAGTAGCCTGAAATGCTCAATAATTAATGATATACTAGGTGATAAACAAGATTATAGTGTATCAGCTGCAACTCAGGTTGAAAATATAGGTGCGAAATACTTAGTACAAGGTTGGATTGATATTAATGGTTTAGCTAGAGAACTTTCCTCTGTCGCTTGGTACTGGACAATCATCGCTAACAAGGTACTGACAACCGACCAAATCAATCAAGTCATAGCTTACTATAACTTGGATAGATGCGTTGAGCCTACTGTACTGTATGATGTTAAGAGACAGGGGTTATCTAACGATACTCCGGATTCTGATTGGTATCTGAAAGACTATTCCAGTAATGGGTATGATATGACATTATACAACTATGCCAAAACCCCAGAAAGCGGAATTAATGAAGATGGAGGATTGCAATCTGACGGAGTAGAGGACTACGGTAAAGCTATTGGTTTACCTGTTTATAAAGATTATACTTTTGTTATAGATTATCAAAGACTAGACAAAAATTTAAATAATCTTGGAAGTTCTTCTGTTCTTTCAAAATCTCCTACCGGTGGACAAGGAGCGTTCCTATCTAATCATTGGAATAATCTAGGAACTATAAATCATTGTTATTCTTTTGGAGAAGATAATATTGTTGCTGTAGACGATTCAGAAAGAAAGATATATTATCAATCTAAATACTCTAATCAAGGAATATCTATAAATGCCGGAAGTGGAACAGACGGTTCAAATATGTGGTTAGGAATTATTAGAGATAACGATACTAGACTCTTTAACGGAGCTATTTATTCTTTAATGTCGTTCTCATACTCTATGAGTAAGTTCTTAATCGAACGTCAGCTAAAGAAGCACAAGCTGGGTACGCTGTATCCGGATATGG